GTCGTGCAGGTATAGTGACTTTACAAAGATGTAACATTATCGGAACTAATTACAAAAATGTAACACAATGAGTAGACAGGCAGAATACGCACATAGGACAGTAGCACGCCATAGCCGGGTTTATTGGCGCGAACCAGAGGACATTAGCCGCAGGTTGGAACTTGAGGCCAATCCTATCAAATGGTTAAAACACTATCACGGCGAAGCATTTAGCCGACCGTTTGAAACGCCGCATATAACGATTATAGAGAGCGCAATCAAGGCTTATCAATCTGGTGGTCGTCTTGCTGTTGCGGCAGAACGTGGCATCGGTAAATCTACAATCCTTTGGGCATTGGTAGAGATGCTTGCACTATCCGAGAAGCAGCCGTTTCCAGTTTGCATCCCTTGGTCGGCATCGAGCTTGAAACGTGCGTTTAAGTTTTGGAAGTCAAGCCTTTGCTTTAATCCAAAGCTATTGGCAGATTATCCGAAGATTTGCGCTCCGTTTGCACATAGCAGGGGAGTGAGTCAGAGATTGACTGCGACAACTTGGGATGGCGGCCCTAATGATGGAGAACAGACAGGGGCACAGCTTGCGATTGGCGAGGGGCTTATTGTGTTGCCGAGTAATACTGGCTGCATGGGTGGGGCAACGATTAACGGCAACCCGCGCGGGCTGAATTTACCAATGCCAGACGGTAGGGTGTTGAGGCCGACTCTGGCACTACTTGACGACGTACAGGATCGCGCCGTTGCAAAGTCTCAAACGCAGATCGAGGAAACGATACAGATTATTGATGGGGATATTGCTGGTATGGGTGAGGCTGGGCAAGACTTATCAATGGTGATGATCTCGAATACTATCGAGGATGGCGATGTTATGAGCCATTATCTAAGCAGTGAGCAGTGGGAATCTGTGCGTATTCCATGTGTTGAGCGTTGGCCTGATGATTGGGATGGTGGCGATGGCAAAGCTGCAAAGGCGTGGGCAGAGATTGTGAGTATGGCAAAGAACGGTGAGCCATACAAGACGAAGTATAAGCAATATCGAAATAAGCTATGTAAAGGTTTTAAGCTATCAGCGCCGAACACATACCAGCAAAACAAGGAATACCCAGATGCAGAGTTTTCGGTTATGGCGCTGTATTTTAAGATGGGCAAAGAGGCGTTTCATGCAGAGAAGCAACAAAAGCCGCTTAAACAAGGAACATCCGTTTATACGATCACGACGCAAACAATCATGGATAAAGTGACAGATAGGGGTGCTGGCGTTGTTCCTGATACTGCGCAATCTATTGTTGCGGCTATTGACGTGAACTATGCTGTTGGTTTGACATGGGCATCGGTAGCGTACGGCGCTGGATTATCTCATGTTATTGATTATGGTAGGCACGATATGGCGCTATCAAGAGCAATGCCAGAACAAGAACTAGCGCGGATGGTTTATGAGGCAATTATATCATTAGCAAAGACACTTGCAGGAAAGCCTTATAAGATAAACCTTGCAACGTTTGACGTTAGAGGATGGAATTATGAGAGCGCTTATAATCTTAGCGCGGTAGGATCAAGAGCGGCAGGTTTGCCTATTATTGGTTGCATGGGCTTTGGTGCGAAACAATACAAACCTAGATACAAAAACGAAGGGCGAAAAGGCGTATTCTGGCATGATGTAATTGACACAAAACGAAGGCGATATATTGCATATTGCTCTGACTTTTGGCGTGAGATAGCGCAAAAATCTTGGATTGGCTCTATTGGTTCTGTTGGCTCATGCGATTTACCAAAAGGAAACCACAGAGAGTTTGCAGAGCAGATTTGTAGAGAGCCGTTATTATCTAAGGTTGAAACGCCTCTAGGGTTGCGGTGGGAATATGCAACGCTTCCAGGGCATCACGATTTTGGCGATGTAATGCACATGGCATTTATGCTTGCAGATTATATCGGTATGGGTACGGGCGGCACTGTTACTGTGCCAAAGGTTCAACACAAACGAAACAGAAGGAGAGTAAGGCATGTCAGCATCTAAGAAGAAGGCGACAAAACGGAAAGAAGAAAATAACAAGCAAAAAGAGCCACGCGCAAACTGGGGCGCAGACGAGAATCCACGGCATTGTCGAAAGTGTCACAGTAAATCATCGAGGGTTGTAGACACAAAGAGAATGAAGATACCAGAGCGGAAGATTCGATATAGAATTTGCAATAATTGCGGGCAGAGATTCAGCACTATTGAGGTGATGTAAAGAAAATAACTATACTATAGTAATCAAGGCCGTTTTGGCGGTTGATGCCGTAAAACCCCTATGCGACTATATGTGTGTGTTCACAATAGTTAATAGGGGTTTTTTAATATGGCAGTAAATCTAACTACTGTTGATGCCGCAATAGAATCAATACAATCTAATGGTCAATCTGTAACAGTTGATGGTCAGACATATACACAAGCGACAATAAGTAGCTTGATAAGTTTGCGCCGACAATTACAACGCGAGGCGTTACGAAGCGGAGGCTCAAGACCTCTGATGCGCGCTGTTAATCTTTCTGGTATGGGGTATGATTGATGTTTGGTTTTCTACAAAAGTCAAGAGAAAAAGAGCTTGATTATTCTGCTGTTCAGGATAAGCAGCGTCGGCAAGCGCCACAAACCACAGTAAAGCACGAAGAAAAGATTTTAACTCCGCGCAAGCGAAGCAAGATAAACGCAACATCGCAAGATCAGATGCGTAACATATCGCTTGTGGCATGGATGGTCAGAAAGCATCTTGATTATGTTTCAAAGTTTCATGTTAGTTTTCGCGTTGCAAAAAACCAAGGCGACACAAACGGTATCGCTCTTGATAATCTTGTTAATCGTATATTGAACTGGCACGGAAGGCCGCAAAACCTTGACATATCTAGCAGATTTGGACGTGATGAACTCTTTAGAATGTTTGAGCTTGAAAAGGTTGTTTGCGGTGATGCCGCATTGCTAAAACTTCCAGACTTAAAGCTACAGGCAATAGAGAGCGACCTTATTGCTAAAGGCCAGCAAGCACCAGAAGGAGTACCATCAAGCGGAGTAATTGTTGATAAATACGGTAAGCCGATACAATACGCAATATGCAACAGGGGAGACAGCGGCATTAAGCATGTGCATGATCGAATTGTTCCAGCATCGAGTGTTATATTCGACGCATACTGGACGCGGTTTGGTTCTCAGTTTAGGGGAGTATCTCCATTATCTACAGCTATCAACACCGTTCAGGACTTGTACGAGGCTTTTGAGTGGAATCTTATCAAAGCAAAAATGATGGCGCTGTTTGGTTTGGCAATCATGCGCGACCCAGAAGGAACGCCAGAATATGGCGGTGCTGGAGGAGCTACAGACGAAACAGCCGACGCAGACGATACGGCAACGGACAGCAACCTAGACCTTAACCCACGCGCAGTGAACATAATGGATATGAACCCTGGCGAGCGCGTGCAAACGATTGAAAGCGCAACGCCTTCACAAGAGTTTGTTGAGGGATCAAAACTGTTTGTGCGAATTGCTATGCTCGCGCTAGACATACCCTATACATGCTTTGATAGCAACGGCAGTAGCTTTAGCGGTCGTATAGCTGATTTGAATGAATATGAGGTTAGTGTTGATTGGAAGCGAACAAAGAATCGTTATGTTAGAAAGGCTTATAGCGATTGGCTTATTGCTACCATTTGGAATGATGAGAACTCACCGTGGAACCTTAGACAAGTAGCAGGCGCGGCAGGGCTTGGATTGCGCGATGTTCAGGAGTCAATTGAGTGGATACCAAGTGGATCGCCTTGGCTAGATAAGTTGAAGCAGATACAGGGCGACAAGCAAGCTATTGAGATTGGCGAGGATAACCCGATTGATGCCGCACGGCGCAAAGGGCAAGACGTGTTTGCTAACATTGATAAAACCGCGAGAGTGTTTGAGTACGCAAAAGAAAAGGGCGTTCCGTTGATGTTTGGTTCTAGTGGTCAAAAGTCTGTTGAAGAAATTGTAGCTGATGCCGTCAAAGCGGCGAATGAAGCAGAAAAAGAGGTGTAAACAAAATGAAAATAAAACTTAGCATAATGGCACTAATCTTTTGCTCATTCAACGCTTTCGGCATTGGTTCTATTCAGATTCGTAATGAGGATATGCAAGCGATAAATATAGATACAAACGGGAGTCTTTCTGTCCAGTTTGTAAATGAGAACGGCAACGGGCTTGGTGTTGACCTAATCACGCGCAGTTTGATGACGGTTGATTATGCACATCACGAGATACACGCAGGTTCAACATTCCGCGTACAGGCAAATGATGACGCAATAGCCGCAACTGGTTCTGATGGTGAATTAGTGCTTGGTTTCTATGTTCCAGACCAAAGCAAAGAGCCGCATATGTTATGGGATTTTGTGCATGAGGGCGATATGACGATGAAATTGATTGAGGGAGTTACGCTAACTCTAGGCACAGGTACGGACGTATCATGCAAGAATAGTAACCGCAACAGTGATAATACATCAGTATTGCAGGGAATTGCTACAAGTAACCTTGTGTCTGGTTATGTTACGTCTGGATGCACATACACAAACGGGACTGTTATTAGCTTAAAGAGAAGCTATGCGGCAAAAAACATGGCTGCATCTGGAACTCGTCGCAATGAAGTCGTACTAAAACCAGACACCTATTACGTATTTGTGCTTGATAATAACGAAACATCTACGCAGGGCGGTCAGATTCGCCTTGAGTGGTATGAGCATACACCGAAAGAAAATTAACTAGAGGATAATATGAATGAAGAAAAAAACAGATTCAAAGAGATTCCCGCAGGGGCGTGTACATTGTGCGTCGGAGATTTTGCAATGGGTAGCAATGGCGAAAACGCCAAAACAGCGCCAGTTAGACTCATTGCCAGAAGTGGAAGGCCAATCGAGCATTGGTACTGGGGCAACGTCGTCCATGATCTCGCAGGCATGCAAAAACATAAACCCAGACTCCCTATCGACTATGCCCACGACGCTAAAGAGGTAATCGGATATCTTAATAAGTTTGATATTGAAAGTGGTGATCTAGTTGCTAGTGGTGCGCTTGTTCCGTTTGGTGATAGCGATAGAGCAACAGAGATTATTCACAAGATGAATAACGGCGTGCCTTATGAGGCGTCCATTAACTTTGGCGGCGATGGTATAAAGATTCAAGAGTTATGCGCTGGAGAAGTAACAGAGGTAAATGGTTTTCAGTTTGAAGGGCCTGGGGTTGTGATTAGGGAATGGCCTTTGCGCGGTGTAGCAATTTGTCCGTATGGTGCGGACATGAATACGGAATCGGTTAGCGCCCTTTCCGCAAATGATAAGAAGTATTCGGCGGCGGTTGTTTCCGAAGCCGAAGCCAAAAAGGAGGCATCACAAATGAGTGAAGCTGTAGAGAAAAAGGCTGAACAGGAAACACCTGAAGCCGTAGCAGAGTTGACGAGTGAAGTTGTCGAGAATGTTGAAGAGGTTGAAGCTGTAGAAGCACCAGAGGCAGAGGCCGAAGAGGCTGTTGAAGCTGTAGAAGATGCAGAGGCGGTAGAAGAAGCGGTTGAGCTTGAACAGGAAAGCAAAGAGCCAGTTGTGTTTGATCAGTCCGAGTTTGTCAAAATGGTTGATGAGTTTGGCGCTGAAATTGCGGCTGAAATTGTGCGCGATGGTGGATGTTATTCTGACGCCTTGCGTAAATTTGCTGACAAGATGAAAGCCGAGCGCGACGAGTTAAACGACAGGATTAAACAGTTAAAGTCGGCTGATGTTGCCGAGCCTGTTGGAGTAAGTGAAGCAAAAGAAAAGGTCAGTCTTTTTAGCACTGGCAAATAATTAGGAGATAGAAATGGCAGAATCATATAACACACTAGCTGGTCTTGTCCAATTTAACGACAAGAATCTCGCTGATCTGGAAGTAAGCGATCTTCTGGACGATGCACCATTACTTAAAGTTTTGCACGCGCAGGCCGCGTCTAACGGCACGCTGCACAAATACTTGAAGCAGACTACGGCAAGCTCAGCGGCTTTCCGTGATGCTCTTGACGGAACCACTAAGACCGCCTCTGCGGATACGCTGGTAACTGTCACGTTGAAGATTCTTGATGGATCGTTTGACACTGACGTTGCGCTGGCTGATGCGTACAAGGGTGGGCGTGATGCTTGGTTGCAGATGGAACTTATGCGTACCATGAAACAGGTATTTGCAGAAGCCGAAGCACAGGTTATTTACGGCACAGGCAATGATGCAAAGGGTTTTGCTGGTCTTGTGGATAACGCACAGCTTGACGCTCTTGCTGATGCTATGGTGGTTAATGCTGGCGGTAGCAATGCCGACACGCAGACATCATGCTTCATTCTGCGTCATGGCGCGAATGATTGCAGCTTTGTCCTTGGCAACGACGGAAACATTGTTGTTGAAGATGAGCCTACCATCATCCAGAAAAGCGGAAGCGCAACGGGTACATACCCAGCGTTGTACGTTCCTGTGACTGGCTATAGCGCGTTCCAGATTGGTTCGGCTTATAGCGCGGCTCGCATTGCTAACATCGAGTGTAACGACCTAACGGCAACTGACGCCTTCACGGATGATGACATCTATGCTGGTCTGTCTCTTTTCCCCGCTGGTCGCCAGCCTAACGCTATTGTGATGAACCGCAATGCGTTGCGCCTGCTCCGTCAGTCGCGCACGGCAGTCAATGCAACGGGCGCACCTGCTCCGATGCCAGTGGACGTTGAGGGTATTCCGATCATCGTAACTGATCAGATTGTCTCGACCGAAGCCGTTGAAGTGTAATTAACAAATGCGCGTGGCGGTGAGTTTAATCCTTACCGTCACGCACTATGGAGATTGATATGAAGTATTTTAATATTTTTCTTGTCTTAGTTACGCTTTCGTTTAGTGCGTATGCGGCACAAGACACAACGCTGACTGAACGCGAGCTACGCGACCCTAAGCAACTTGAGCCTTGGCTGGAAGCAAATGCTTCTGACGCAGAGACTCGTATTGCGGCTATTGAGGGCGGTACGGCAACGGTGACGCAGACGGCTGATACGCTGCTTGTGGGTAATGATGCTAGCAACCAGGTTGCAATGCCTGTTACTGGTGATGTTACTATCTCGCAGGATGGCACAAACGTGACCACGGCTATTACTGCTGGTTCGATTGTCAATGCTGATGTGAATACAAATGCGGCGATTGCGTATAGCAAACTTGATCTTGCTACAAGCATTGCTCCGTCTGATTTACAGGCTGCACTTGCTGACCGTATTGCTTATATTACGGTCACTGGCGCAGACCTAGCAACTAACGGAACAGGCACAATCACGATTCAGCTTAAAGATGCGGCTGGCTCTGATTTGGCCGCGGCTGCTTTGGTGCGTACTTGGATCGGCACTGCTAATGACTACGGCGTTGATGCTCTGACTGATTACTCAGTTTCTACGGGTACGCAGAAAGAAGAAGTCACGGCCAATGGCGAGTACCTTGCTATCACTGATGGCAGCGGCACTATCGTAATGGCGATTGATAATGGCGGCGCAGGCAGCGTCTATGCTTGGGCAGAAGTTGGAGGGCGTATTGTAGCCTCTGGTGAGGTTGCTCTTACCGCTCCGTAATTGAAAAAGGCATGCTCCGTCATCGGTTTGTCGGTGGCGGGGCGCACCTAATATGAGCATGACCACAACATCCATTCAGAATATGTTTGCATCAGCGCGGATATTACTAAGCGGAAGCAACGTGAATATCAGACATGACGGAAAGACATATACAGGGACACGATTGCCTTGTGACACCGCTGAGATGGTTGATGATGCAGGAGCGATTTTTCAGATACAGGGAGGCGTTAGGCTTTTGACTAGCGACCTTGCTAAACTACGTCCTAAAGCTGGTGATGAGATACAGATAAAGAATGATAACAGCGGATCATGGATTACTTATGTGATTGTGTCTGCCAGGCTTGATGAGATTGAAGCTACTATGCTCATAACTTATGGTGAGCGATACGACCAGGATGGTATATAGTGGTTGAGTTTAATGTAAAAGTTGATGAGTCAGATATTGCCGATCTTAACAGGGCGATTGATCTGATGGTGCGTGATACACGGCGAATGGGTAAAGATGCCGTGCATAGGGCGTCTTATCAGTTTTTACGAAGCGCAAAGGCAAACACTCCAAAGGCAACGCGAAAGCTTAGAACGCTGCACACGGCTAATGATGCTGGTGAGGACACATGGAAGAAGAAAGGCAATAAGCTTGTTATGGTTAAGGCCAGCAAGCCAAGCAGGTTTTATATTGTTAGGCGTCAGGGCAAAAAGCCAATTCAAATACTTATGCCTAATCCTGATTTAGTAAAAGGCAGAGCAAGAAAGCGCGAAGCAAGAGAAGTGTTTAACGAGTTGAAAAAGAAGTATCGAGAAAAGCCACACATGAGGGCCGCTCAAAATTCATGGAACAGGGCATTTAGACAACTTGGAAAAAGCGTTGCATACACCATGAAAATTAGAAATGCGCGTGTTCTTGCGGCTAGCAGAGCGCGAAAGCTTGGCGGTGCTTTTAACCCGTCTGTTAGAATAACAAATGAATTGAGTTATTTGCCAAATATTGCGCCACGTTTAGAGGCTGTTGCATTGCGTGCGGCTGGCAAGTCTTTGTTGAAATTGGTTGAACAAGGAATCGAAAAGAGAACTCGGAGATTTGCGTAATGTGGATGAGCGAAATAGCAGAACGCGCCATCATGCAGGCGGCTTCTAGCCTTGATGTCACCATGAGGGCGAGCCGTGTAGACAATGAGGAAACAGAAAAAACAGAGCGCAAAAAGTATCCTGC